AATAGTAAAAGTAAATTAAAGTAGTATAACAATCAAACAAATATAAATTAAAAATTATGAGTATTTTTGAAGAAATGATGAAGCAGTATGAGTCATCACACAATGGGAAAAGAGATAGCGGGTCTCAAAAAACGTATGACTTAAAGAACTATTTTAACACAATCCTAACAAAGGGTGTTGATAGTGAAACAAAAAGAATTAGGATTTTACCACCTAGCGAAGGAGTTAAGACACCATTCACAACAATGTGGGGTCACGTTAAAAAGGTAAATGGAGAATGGAAAACATTTCCATGTCCAAAACATGAAAAGGGTGAAGACTGCCCATTTTGCCAAGCCAGAGAAGCATTACTTGCAACTGGTAAAGAAGAAGACAAAGAACTGGCAAAACAATATTCAGCTAGACAATTTTATGTAGTTAAGGTAATTGACCGAGACAAAGAAAACGAAGGAGTTAAATTCTGGAGATTCAAACACAATTACAAAAAACAAGGTGTTATGGATAAAATCATGGCAGCAATTGCTACAGTTAAACATGATGTTACGGACATTGAAGGTGGTAGAGATTTAAACATTGTAATTGTTAGAGATGGTCAATCATCAGTAGTTCAAAGTGTATCATACCCTTTAGAGACATCACAATTAAGCTCAAATGCTGATAAAGTAAAAGAGTGGTCTGAAGACACTAGAACTTGGGAAGATGTTTATAGTTTAAGAAACTATGATTATTTGAAAATTATCGTTAAAGGTGATACACCAGTTTGGGATAAAGATGAAAAATGTTATGTTGGAAAACTAGAACTAGAATCTAAAACTAATTCACCATCTAATGATGATAGTGGTTTAGAAGATGAATTAGAAGTTGGCGCAGCTAAAGTTGAAACAAAGAAAGTATCAGAACCAGTATCGGCATTAGTGTCTGATGAGGAAGATGATGATGATTTACCGTTTTAATATTAATCAATAAATAATTATAAATGGGTGGGCATTCGTCCACCCTTTTTTTAAAATCAAAATAAACATTATGAGTGAAAATAAAAAACTACCAAAAAAGTCAATTCAAAAAAAAACATTTGATTTAGATGCTTTCTTAGAAAGTGAAAATTTAAATACAGAACCGAAAGATAAAGAATTATCATGGATACCATTATCTAAAGGTTGGTTCGATGCTTTAAAATTACCTGGATTTCCTAGAGGTTTTGTAAGTTTAGTTAGGGGTTATTCTAACACTGGTAAGTCCACAGCTTTTTATGAAGCAATAGCTGGAGCTCAAAAAATTGGTGATTTTGCAGTTGTAATTGAGACTGAAGGTAACTGGAATTCTGAACATGCTAAAAAGATTGGTGTCAAATTTAAAGAAGTTGTTAACGAAGAAACTGGTGAGATTACTGAAAAACCAGATAACTTCATGTTAGTTAGAAGTAAAGATTTATACGCTATGTATAAAAATTACAACCACCAAGAAAGTAAAACAATGTCAAAACCAACAAGAGGTGAACCCGTTATTGAAGATGTTTCATTATTTATTAGTGAGATGATTCAAAAACAAGAAGATGGTATTATCCCTATGAACTTAGTTTTCCTATGGGACTCTATCGGAACACTTAACTGTTATAAGTCGGCTTGCTCAAACACAAGTAATAACATGTGGAATGCTGGTGCTATGGGTGCTTTCCAAGCAATTGTTAATTTTAAAATACCATCTACTAGAGCTATTGATAGTGAATACACTAACACAATGATTTGTGTTCAAAAGATTTGGTTAGATAGTATGAATGGTACAGTTGTTAAACACAAGGGTGGTGAATTTATGTTCTTTAACTCTAGAATTATTGTACACTTAGGTGGTATATTAACACATGGAACTAAAAAACTAACAGCGAAAGCTTTAAATCAAGATTTCCAATACGGAACTGAAGCAAAAATTAGATGTGAAAAAAATCATGTAACAGGTATTGAAAGAAACGGAACAATTGCATCAACACCTCATGGGTACGTAAACCCAGATGAGTTGGATGAATACAAAACTAAACATAGAAAATTCATACATGAAGCACTAAACGTTGATTACAACACAACTATTGATTATATTACCGAAGAAGGTAAACTTGAAGGTGATGATATTAGAGAGTAATTTAAATTATAAACAATAAAGATGAGTAAAACTAGTTCAAAAAAAAGATTGGAAGTCCTAAGAAGTTGGCTTCAAAGTATTAACCCTTCAAATGGGAAAAGATGAATCGAAGACCATCAAAAAATGGTGAAAAAATCGAAAAAAAATTAAACATATTATTGGTAGACGGGAATGCTCTTTTTAAAAGGAGCTTTCTCGGAGCCAAAGATGTTTATAATCAAAAAAAAGAACACATTGGTGGTATTTACCAATTCATAACTGTATTAAGAAAGTTATTAGATGAGGATTTATACCATAAAGCGTTTGTTGTTTGGGACGGAGAATTGAGTGGTCAATTAAGATATAATATTTATAGTGATTATAAATCCAATAGAAATAAAGATTATATAAATGGTACACACCCAGTTGATGAGTCTGAGTTATCTCAGAAAACACAAATTAAACGTTACTTAGAAGAATTATTTATTAGACAATATGAAGATAAAATAGTTGAAGGTGACGATTTAATTGCGTATATTTGCAATAACAAAAAATTAAATGAAACAATTACTATATGTACAAGCGATAGAGACTTATGTCAACTAATCGATGAGAACGTTAGAATTTATATGTTTGATTTAAAACAATACATTACATTGAATAATTATAATAACTATTTTAAACATCACCCTAGCAACGCTGCTCTAATTAAAATATTTTGTGGAGACAATAGTGATTGTATTAAAGGTATTAAAAGACTAGGTGAAGATACGTTATTAAAACATTTTCCAGAAATTGCAGATAAATCAGTAACAGTTGATGAAATAGTTGAAAAAACTAAAAAGCTTCAAATCCAAAGAGTTAACGACAAATTAAAGCCGTTACAGGTATTTGAAAATATAATAATGAAAATTACTGATGGAATTCAGGGTGAAAAAGTGTACGAAATCAATGAAAAATTAGTAAATTTGAAAAACCCAATGATTACTGATGATGTAATCACTGAATTAAATGAGGTAATTAACTTACCGATTGACCCAGATGGTAGAGATGTTAAGAACGTTTATAAGATGATGAAAGAGGATGGTATGGATGTGGAGATAAAAAACTATAGTATTGAATACTTCATGCCGTTCAAAAGACTAATACAAAGAGAAAAAAATAATCAATTAATAAATCAATAAATTATGAAAAAGAACACAACTTTTGCAAACCAAAAATTTGAATTCTTGTTAAAAATCAATAACAACATTATCTGTCAAAGATATTTCAGTATTGATAATTACAATTACAAAGTCTTAAAATCTAATGAACTTAAAGATTTGATGGATAGACTATGTGGTATGAACAACGGTAGCTTTGGAAGCTGCGGAATCATACCTAATTATCTTAAAGATAAATCTGTGGATTATTTATGGGATAGATATGACCCATATAGTGAGATTAGAAAAGAAGATGAATCAATTGAGAAGAATATTTTTAAAAATGAAGATATCTTTACATTTGAAATTAAAGTTGATAAAAATATTGTAGGTAAATCAATATTTTCTGGAAACTATTTCCCAACTATGGTTAGATACCAAGTTAACATTAAACCTATAATTTCTGAAATTATAGAAGAAATTTCAGAATCTTTTTCAAGAAAAGATTACGAAATGATAACACAATAATATTTATATATACAAAGTTTTATATGGCTAAAATTAATAAAGATAATCTAGGATATTTGGGTATTGATTTTCAATACCGTCTAGTACTTCAAATACTAACCGATAGAAAATTCGGACAATCAATCTTAGATATGGTTAGCCCTAATTATTTTGAAGATTCGTATGTTAGAATTATTGTTGGTGTGATAAAAGATGCTTATGAAAAGCATGAATCAATACCAGATGTAGGAAGTTTAAAAAGTAGATTATTAGAAAACCTAAATGATGAAATTGAAAGAAATCAAGTATTCAGTCATTTACGAAGAATTGAAGAATCTGACTTAAATGATACATTCTACATACAAGAAACATCACTTAAATTTTGTAAAAGGCAAGAATTAAAAAAAGCCTTAAAACAAATGGATGAAATCATCAATAAAGGGACTATTGATGATTATGATAAATGTGAAGATATAATTAGGAAAGCACTTGAATACGGTGAAAATACTGATGGTGTCATTGATGTTGGTGATAATATTGAAGATGTGTTATCAGACGACTACAGAAACCCAATACCAACTGGTATAGATGGTTTAGATGAGATAATGGATGGTGGGTTAGCTAAGGGTGAATTAGCGATAATATTAGCAGCGTTAGGTGTTGGTAAGACAACTATGATAACTAAATTAGCTAACCATGCCAAATCGATGGGGTACAACGTTATGCAAATATTCTTTGAAGATACAACTAAAATCATACAAAGAAAACACATATCTTGTTACACTAAGATACCATTAAATGATTTACAATCTAGAAGAACTGAAGCAATACAAATGTTTGATAGGTTTAAATCTAGCCCAGGTAAATTAAAATTGGTTAGAATGAGAAGTGATAGTACGACTATACCAAAGATTAAGCAAATCGTTAGAAAGAATATAGCTCAAGGTTTCAGACCAGATTTGATATTAGTTGACTACATTGATTGTATTTCACCATCTAAAAATTTTTCAGATATAAACGAGGCTCAAGGTTCAGTAATGAGAGAATTTGAATCAATGTTATCTGAATTGGATATTGCTGGTTGGACCGCAACACAAGGTAATCGTTCATCAATCAAAGCTGATGTGGTTGAAGGTGACCAAATAGCTGGTTCAATTAAGAAAGCGCAGATTGTTCACTTTATGGTGTCAATTGCTAAAACGCTTGAACAAAAAGAAAATAGTAAAGCTAATATGGCTATACTTAAATCTAGATTTGGTAAATCTGGTGTATTGTTTGAAGATATCATATTTGATAATTCAACAATACAGATTGACATGAGCCAAAACTCAAGTGGTAAATCATTTTATGACCATGGTGAAGTAAAAGAAGGTAGGGGTCAAGACCGAGTTAATAATCTATTAGAAATAATAGAACAAAGAAATCAAGAAAGAAACAACCAATTAACAAATTAACATGGAAGCAATTTTAAAAGAAAATCCTGGAAGGTTTGTAGTATTCCCGATTAAATATCATGATATTTGGGACTATTACAAGAAAGCTGAATCTAATTTTTGGACAGCGGAAGAAATCGATTTAGAAGCTGATAAATCAGACTGGGCTAAATTAAATGAAAATGAGCAATATTTTATTAAAAACGTATTAGCATTCTTTGCAGCATCAGATGGTATCGTTAACGAGAACCTAGCTGAAAACTTCGTTAGTGAAGTTCAGTACCCAGAAGCTAAGTTCTTTTATGGGTTTCAAATAATGATGGAAAACATACATTCGGAAACTTATTCCTTACTCATCGATACATACGTTAAAGATAAGGAAGAGCAGCTTAAACTGTTTAATGCTATAGATACTATACCAGCGGTGCAGAAAAAGGCTGAGTGGGCTTTAAAATGGATTGAATCAGATAGCTTTGCGGAAAGACTAATTGCATTTGCAGCAGTAGAAGGTATTTTCTTCTCAGGTTCTTTTTGTTCAATATTTTGGTTAAAGAATAGAGGATTAATGCCAGGTCTTTCATTCTCAAATGAATTGATATCAAGAGATGAAGGATTACATTGTGATTTTGCTGTTCATTTACATAATGAACATTTAATCAACCAAGTTCCAAAAGAAAGAATTAAAGAAATTATTAAATCTGCATTAACTATTGAAAAAGAATTCATATTAGAATCCTTACCAGTAGACCTAATTGGTATGAATTCTAACTTGATGAGTCAATATTTAGAATACGTTGCTGATAGATTATTAATAGATTTGAAATGTGACCCAATATTTAATAGTAAGAACCCATTTGATTTCATGGTAAATATTGCATTAGAAAATAAAACTAATTTCTTTGAAAAAAGAGTTGGTGATTATTCAAAATCTGGTGTTGGGAATTCAAGTTCTGATAATAAACTATCCTTTGAAGGTGAAGATAGTGATTTTTAATTAAAAAGAAATAAAAAAAAATGAGAGTAATTAAAAGAAATGGTACTTACGAACCAGTTAAATTTGACAAAATTTCATCAAGAGTAAAAAAACAAACATACGATTTAGATAGAGATTATGTTGATGCGATGGAAGTTTCAAAAAAAGTTATCTCAGGATTGTATGATGGTGTTACATCAAAAGAATTAGACAAATTAGCCGCAGAAACAGCGGCTTCTTTGACTAGAATACATCCTGATTATTCAGTTTTAGCAGCAAGGATTGCTATAACATCTTTAAAGAAAGAAACTAATAAAAGTTTTAAAGATACAATTGATAAATTATATCATTATGTTAATAAAAAAACTGGTGAAAATGCTGGGTTAATTTCAGATGAAGTATATAATGTTGTATTAGAAAATACTGATAAAATTGAATCGATGATTATTCATGATAGAGATTTTGATTTTGATTATTTTGGATTTAAAACATTAGAAAAAGCTTATCTATTAAAAATAGATGGTCAAATTGCAGAAACACCACAGCAACTATATATGAGAGTTTCTATAGGTATCTGGGGTGATAACCTTAAAGAAGTTCAAAAAACTTATGAGATGTTATCAACTGGGTATTTTACACATGCAACACCAACATTATTTAATGCTGGAACTAGAAAACCACAGTTATCATCTTGTTTCTTATTAGATGTTGATTCAGATTCAATTCAAGGTATTTATAAAACATTATCAGATTGTGCTGCAATCTCACAATCAGCTGGTGGTATTGGATTAAACATTCATAAAATTAGAAGTAAAGGTTCTTACATTAAAGGAACTAATGGTGAATCAAATGGTATTGTACCAATGCTTAGAGTGTTTAACGAAACTGCACGTTACGTTGACCAAGGTGGTGGTAAAAGAAAGGGTTCAATAGCGGTATATTTAGAACCATGGCATTCAGATATCCAAGATTTTATTAACTTAAAGAAAAATCATGGTAAAGAAGAACAACGAGCAAGAGATTTATTTTTAGCATTGTGGATTCCAGATTTATTCATGGAACGTGTTGAAGCAAATACAAGTTGGACATTATTTGACCCATCTGAGGTACCAGGTTTAATTGATGCTGTTGATTCTGAAACTGATAAAGCATTCACTAGATTATATGAAAAATATGAATCTGAAGGTAAAGGTATTACAATTAGTGCTAGAGAACTTTGGTTACAAGTATTAGAAAATCAAATTGAAACTGGTGTTCCTTATATTCTATACAAAGATGCTGCAAATAATAAATCAAACCAAAAGAATTTAGGTACAATTAAGTCTTCAAACTTATGTACTGAAATCTTAGAATATACATCACCAGAAGAAACAGCGGTATGTAATTTAGCATCTATTGCTTTACCTAAATTTGTAAACATACCAAGTGGTAAAACAAAATCTAGAGATAAAGCGTTAAGAACATTTGATTTTGATAAATTATATGAAGTTTCTTACCAAGTTACAGTAAACTTAAATAGAGTTATTGATGTTAACTGGTACCCAACTGTTGAAGCTGAACGTTCTAATTTAAGACATAGACCAATCGGTATTGGTGTTCAAGGATTAGCAGATTTATTTGCAATGTTAGGATTACCATTTGAAGATGATTTATCTAAAAAATTAAATAACGATATATTTGAAACTATCTATTTTGCAGCAATGACTGCATCAAAAGATATGGCTAAAAATGAATATAAACGTTATACTAAAAAACTTAAAGAAAATAATGATTTAACACCAGTAACTAATAAATCACTTGGTGCTTATTCAACATTTGAAGGTTCACCATTATCAAAAGGTATTTTCCAATTTGATATGTGGGGTGTTAAATCAGATGAATTATCAGGAAGATGGGATTGGGATTCATTAAGAAAAGAAGTTACAACTTATGGTGTAACCAATTCATTATTATTGGCACCAATGCCAACAGCGTCTACTGCTCAAATCTTAGGTAATAATGAATGTTTCGAACCATTCACATCAAATATTTACAAAAGAAATGTATTATCTGGTGAATTTGTAATGGTTAATAAACATTTAGTGATTGACCTTATTGATTTAGGGCTATGGAACGATGAAATTAGATTAGCAATGATTAAAGAAAATGGGTCAATTCAAAATATCCCACAAATACCAAACATCTTAAAAGAAATTTATAAAACTGTTTGGGAAATGAAATCATCTAATTTAATAGATATGGCCGCAGATAGAGGTAAATTTATTTGTCAATCACAATCTATGAATTTATTCATGAGAGATGCAAATGTTGCTAAATTAAACAAAGCATTATTTTATGGTTGGAAAAAAGGTTTAAAAACTGGTATGTATTACTTAAGAAGTAATTCTAAAACCCAAGCAAGACAATCTTTAGGTGTTGATGATACAATTGTAAATGAAATACTAAAAGTTGAGGTTACAATACCTAAAATAAGTAATATTTCGATGAGTACTGAAGAAATAGAAGCGATGAACGGATTAACCTGTTCAATAGATAATCCAGATGATTGCGAAGCATGTGGTAGTTAATTAAAGAGGGGCTTAGGCCCCTTTTTTATTTTACTATTTATAATTTTTATTTTCATGTGATATTTATAATAAATTAAATGTTATGGCACAAAAATCAAAATATATAAATATCGATTTCCCTTTCCAAGAAAGTAAAGAAGGTTTCTTCTTACAATTAAATAATGTAGATAATAAAGCAATTAGGGCTGACTTAATGCATTTGTTATTAACTAGAAAAGGTGAGAGGTTATATAATCCAGAATTTGGTACAGATTTAATGAAATATATCTTTCAACCAAACGATGCTATAACTTATTCTGATATTAAATTAGATATACAAACAACGGTAAAAAAATATATACCAAGTCTTAATGTTGATAATATTACAATCGAAGCTGACCCTAATAATGAATACCACGCTAACGTTAGAATTGAATACACAATCACCGATGATATCTTTAAAGAAAGTGATTTTATCGTTATAACAATATAAAATCACATTTATTTATAATTAATAATGTAAAAATACTTATAAGTATTTTCTAAAATTTTTATTTAATTATATTTATTAATAAAATAAAAATATGGCAAATCAAGGTATATCATATAATGCTAGAAATTTCGCAGACGTAAGGTCTGAATTAATCAATTTTGTAAAACAATACTACCCAGATATCTTTGGTGATTTTAATGATGCATCAGTTGGTATGATGTTATTAGAATTAAATGCAGCTGTTGGTGATATGTTATCATTCCACACTGATAGAATGTTTCAAGAAACGCAAATAGATTTTGCACAAGAAAGGAGTTCAATTTTATCCATGGCAAGAACCTATGGACTTAAAGTTCCAGGTAAAAGACCATCAGCATGCATTGTTGACTTTTCATGTGTGGTACCAACATTAGGAGATAGTTTTGATATTTCATACGCACCATTAATGAGACAAGGTTCACAAGTTACTGGAGCTGGTAAAGTATTTGAAACAACTCAAGATGTTGATTTTTCATCACCATTTACAACTGGTGGTGTACCAAATAGATTGGTAGTACCAAATTTAGATAACAACGGTAATATATTGAGTTATAAATTAACCAAAAGAGAAATGGTTATTAACGGTATTACAAAATATTATAAAAGAGTTTTAAACACATCAGATGTTAGACCATTTTTTGAAATAGTTTTACCAGAACAAGATGTTTTATCAGTATCATCAGTTATCATGTTAGATGGTACTGATTATAATGGTATACCAACTTTAAATCAATTTTTAAATGAAGATTTAAGATGGTATGAAATGGATGCATTAGCTGACGATACCGTTTTTATACCAAACAACTCAGCAATTAGTGATAACGCTGGTGTAAAACCAGGTAAATACAAAAGAGTTGTTCAAAAATTTATTACTGAATATACAAACAACGGATTTATTAAGTTAATATTTGGTGGTGGAACTCAAGATATTAGTTCATTATCAGAATTTGGGGTTGACCCAACTTTAGTATCTAAAATTGGTGACTTTATTAATAATTCATCACTTGGTGTTACACCAACAGCAAATAGAACTATGTTTGTTAAATATAGGACTGGTGGTGGTTCTGCAACTAATTTAGGTCCAAATGTTTTAACTCAATTAGGTATTTCTGATATTATAATTAATGGTTTATCACCAGCGATGAATACAAGTGTTAGAAACTCAATAAGAGTTAATAACCCAATACCAGCATTAGGTGGTAAAGATGAACCATCAGTTGAAGAATTAAGAAACTTAGTTAGATATAATTTTTCATCACAAAATAGAGCTGTAACAATTAGTGATTACCAAACTAGAATTGCTTTAATGTCAGGTGAATTCGGAACACCATTTAGATGTAGTGTTTTTGAAGAACAAAATAAAATTAAAATTTACACAGTTGGTTTAGATAGTAATGGTAAATTAAGTAATCAATCAACAACAACATTACAAAACAATATTGCAACTTATTTATCTGATTATAGAATGATAAATGATTACATTGAAATTAGTAATGCTAAAATAATTAATATAGCTTTTGAAATTGATTTGGCAATTGAAAAACAATATCCGCAAGCGCAAATAGTAACTGAAGCAATAAATAAAACAAAATCCTATTTTGAAATATCAAAATGGAATATGGGTGATGATATATACCTAGGTCAATTAGTTGAAACTATTAATAACATTGCTGGTGTATTAAATGTTATTGATGTAAGGGTTTATAATAAAGTTGGTGGAGCATATTACTCACCAAATGAAATTTCCCAACCATATTTTGACACGGAAAGTAAACAAATTGATTTATTAAGCGATTATAAATTATTTGGTGAACCAAATGCGATGTTTGAAATTAAAAGACCAGATTTTGATATTATGGTAAGAGTTAAATAGTTTACTTTATAAGTAAAAGTAGTTATTATTAAATAAAAGTTTTATGAGTTGTAATTGTAAAAGTAGTAAAATTGTAGAATCACTTTCTACAGATGAAAAAACCTTAGGTGGTAAATTAAAAAAATATACATTTAATTTTATTAAATACTTATTAGTGATAGCAATATCAGCTATTTTAGTAATACCAGTATTACTTATAGTATTATTTAGAGTTATCGTTTTAAATAAAAATGAAATTGATGTATTACCATCCATGTTAAAAATTTTTAAATCAAATAAGGGTAATGACTCTAATTATGACAAAATGTTTGATGAGGTTGATTTATTAAATAATGTTGAATCAAAATAAATAAATGTCAAATATAAGGGTAAGAACAACACCAGGTGGTGAAGATAAATTTATAAACGTAAAGATAGACCAAAAGTTTGACTTTATAGAGATATTATCATTAAAATTATCACAAGAAGATGTATATAGAAAATACTGTTCTAATTATGGTGTATTAGTTGGTAGAGTAACAGTTAATAATGGGTTTGGTGTACCAAATGCCAAAGTATCTATTTTTATACCAGTTGATGCTATCGATAAAGAAGATAGTGAAATATTTGGTTTATACCCATACGAACAAGTTCAAGATAAAAATAGTGACGCATTAAGATATAACCTATTACCAAAAACTAATGAAACTGATAATGATTGTTTCACACCAGTAGGTTCATTTTTCAACAAAAGAGAAGTACAAGATAACCCAGATATTGAATATGTTTATTGTAAATATTATAAATTTACAACAACAACTAACTACGCTGGTGATTTCATGTTATTTGGTGTACCAGTTGGTAGTCACCAAATGCATGTTGATACTGATATATCAGATATTGGTATATTATCACAATTTCCTTATGATTTAATTAGAGAAGGTTCAAACGAAAATTTATTTGAAAGTACTGCTAAATTTAAACAAAGTGAAAATTTAAATACATTATCACAGATTAAATCCAGAACACCAATTAGTGTTAATATAAAACCATTTTGGGGTGATTTAGAACAATGTGAAGTAGGTATCACTAGAAATGATATTGACTTAGCAACAAATATAGTACCAAGTGCTATCTTTATGGGTAGTATATTTAGTGATGACGATAAGAGTGGTATAAACAAACGTTGTCAACCTAGAGCCAACATGGGTAAATTTAAAAATGTAATTACTGGTGAAGGTAGGGTTGAAATGATTAGAAAATCACCTGATGGTTCAATAGAAAGATATGATGTTGAAGGTGGTGAATTAATTGATGAAAATGGAACTTGGGCTTATCAAGTACCAATGAATTTAGATTATATAACGACTGACGAATTTGGTAATATAACACCAACCGATGACCCAAATAAGGGTATACCAACTAGAGCTAGAGTTAGATTTAGAGTGGGTATGAATACTAGTGGTAGTGAAGGTAGGTTGAGAAGTAGAGCGAAATATTTAATACCACACAACCCACAAGTAATTGCTGATGTTGATTTTAATTTTAGTGAAAAAACTAGGGATGATAGTTTTACTGATTTATATTGGAATAAAATATATACAGTTGCAAACCACATAACTAGATACGAAAGACAAGGAGCACCAAATCAATATATAGGTATAAAGGATATTGAAGACTCACAAAACACACCCTTTCCATTTAATAGACTTGATTTAAATATAAATGGAACGTCATATTTTTCATTTTATTTATTTCAAGTACTTTGTTTAATTTATAGTATTTTTATTGTTTTAATAGTATTTGTAAATTTAATAGTTACCTCAATAAATGGTATTATACAAGTTATAAATGTTTTAATACCAGGTGATGGACCTATTAACTACATACCTTATATTGTAATGAAATGTAATGAACAAAGATATTGTATAGGGTGTTGTCAGTCATGTCCAGGTTTTGATGCAACTGAAGACCCTAAAATAGCAGACCCAGTTGGTGGAAAATGGTTAGATTGTATGTCTGCACAATTAGCACTAGCACTTAATATGGTAAAATTTAATTTTTACAATGACTGGGTTAATGGTTCATTATATGCGTTTTTATATAAAAGTAAAAAAAGAAAAAGAGGTAGAGGTAAAGACAAATTTTGTGATTGGAGCTGTGATGATTTAAATGACCCAACTGATAACAATGATGATGGTCAACCAGATAATAATTGTGTTTCGGGGAAAGTATTTGATAATTGTACTAAAGCTGAACCACAAAACGGTAGTATTTTTGGAGAATCCCTTTATACATTCAATGGTTTAATAAAGAAAAATAATGAAGAAGATGAATATTATTATGCTCCAATAACTAAAAGTGTAGCACTTATAGACCCAATAACTGGATTAATAACAACAGTAACACCAGGAATTAAATTATTTGCAACTAAAATTATTAATTTAGGTTCTGTATTTGATTGTGATTGGCAAGGAGTTCCAAAATTTTACCCATATTTGGTTGACACCACATATAACGTACCTAACGAAACTAAATTATATTATGATAGTAACGACCCAAATTATGCAAATGAATTGGAAGAAAATGGTTACGACAACTTGTTAGCAAGCATTACATGTGGTCTTGGTGTAATTGTAACTAAAAACCAATGTAATAATGCTAAAAGAATATGTGAAATTGGTATGGGTATAGATGAAGATAGAAGAGACCCAAACACAGGTACTGGTACGGGAGTTGATGGTAGAATGTTAAATAATGATATTGAAAATCCATGGATTAGAGGTTTATTCACATACCTAAACTCAAATATAGTTACAACATCAATACCTTTAGTTTTTTTAGATAATGGATTTAGTTATAATTATTCAGCACCATATTATAAAGAATTTAGAGGTTATAATTATTTAATATCAAATAACCCAACTATTTGGCAATTTGATAATTCTTATTATTTTTATTTTGGTATTAAACCTGGTGCTAGTGCATTACAAAAAATGTATAAAAAGTATTTTCCAGAATGTTATAGATATTCTAAAAATGAATTAACAATAATAATTGATGACCTCGTAGATGACAACCCAATTAACCCAGGTTCTGGTCAAATAACATTTCGTGTTAATGGTGGTGCTGAACCATATACTTATCAGTGGTTAGGACCAGTATACAGTGGAATTCAATATTTATGTCCAGACCCAAATAATGGTTTAAATCAAGTTAATTGTGGTAATGAAGACGGTAGTCAGTTCGTATTAGATAATTTACTAGGTGGTCAATACACATTAATAGTTACTGATTCGAATGGATTCCAATCAACAACTACAGTTCAATTAAATGGATTTAATGGTGTTCAATGTGAATTAAATCCATCACCAGTTGATATTAATGGTAATGGTAAAGTAATTGTTAATATAAATGGTGGTTCTAGTTCATACACAATAGAAATACAAGGTATAACTGATACATCATTTAATGTTCAATTACCAACATCAGCACTAAATTACTGTTATGGTAATTGTGTAAGTAATTATCCAAATCAGGTAAATTCATTACCAGCTGGTGAATATATAGTAACTGTAACTGATACTGGTGTTCCAGTTACTATTAATAATCAAACAACGATTGTATACTCACAATGTATTAAACCATTGTTAATTGGTCAACCAATGAATATTGCATTAAGTGTTGATATTACAGATGCACTATGTTATAATGGATTTGGTCAAGGTCAAGTGTTAATAAATGGTGGTGTACCACCGTATGATATAAATTGGGAATTAACATCAACAAATAATTCAAATAATCAAAATTTAGTTGGAACAACAATTTCAACTAATATTAACCCATCTAATTTACCATCTGGAACTTATAACGTAACAGTTGTTGATTTAGCTGGTAATATTCAAAATACAAGTACATTAGTTAATGAACCACAAGCAATAACAATTACAAATATAGTTGCAAATTCACCAGGATGTGCATTAAGCTCATCAGGTCATTTATCGTTTAATTTAAATGGTTCTAACCCACCTTATACTGTTGAGGTTTCTGGTGATATCATAGTATATGCGGATAATCAACCAAATGGTATTATTGAGTTCAATAATTTACCATCAAGTCCTAACCCATATGTTATTAACGTTACAGATAATAATGGATGTCAAATCTTTAGTAATATTATCATACCAAATACATTACATGGTAATTTAAATATTACAACAAATAGTGTATCATATGTAGATAATAACGGTAATAATGTTAGTAGAGTGATTGTAAGATTTAATGGTGGTAATGGTGGTCCTTACCATTTCAGATTACCAAACGGTAACTGGGTTAATTTAGGTGACCCATATTCACAAACATTACCAGTAGTTAATCAATCAACATTTGTATTTGATTATCAACTTTATCAATCATCAACACCATTAAATGGTTCACCAGCATACGAATTTCAATTCTGGGCTAGTTATGCACCTGGTGGGGCACAATTCTACCCATATAGTTTTGATTATTATTTAAGTGAAATGAATCAACAAGGAACATATGCAATATTTAGAGCTAAAGCAGCAGTAAGTAGCACTGGTACGGACATTGGGTCACAAGATTCAGTTTATGGTGCAACAACACCTTACGGTTGTTATACATATAGAAATGCTAACGGAACTTCAGTAACTGGTTCATCACCACAAGGTGTATTATTAACACAACCATAAATATTTATAAACAATGGCAATAGGTAGAGTAACATATAAATTAAATAAAGAAACATCAAAAGGTTCAGCAAATAAAGATTCATACTTTAATGTCAACCTAGATTCTGAAATTAAATTATTACCACCTGATAAGATAAATAAAATAGTTAATTTATACGACATCTTTTCAAGTGAACGAAATGCATCTAGCAGATACAGATTGATAAATACTATATTACCAGTTTTTAGTAATGTATTATTTAACATCACTGGTAATAAAGGACCATCAAATTTTACGGGTGTAAATGGTTTTGATTACGACACATCATATGGGTGGGAAACCTTTGATGGATTTACATTTAAAAATGACCCATTTAATAATGATTATAATGGTTTTGATACTATTACATATTCAGAGTCTGTTCCAAAACACCTAAAAGAAATTAATGGTTGGTTTGGATTTTACAATCCAGACTATAGAAATACTGGTTTTTGTACTTTTTACGATTTAGAACCAAAAAGAACTAGATTTGATTTAAGTAGTGGTTTATTAGATAGAAATTGGCAATTAACAATAACATACCCATATGCTAACGATGGTGAGCATCATTTAGTTAAAAATGGTCTATTGATAACATCATCAGAAGTTAGGACATTAGGTGGTATTGAAATGATTAGTTTAGGTACTGCGGTACCACACAATTTAGTTGTTGGTGATACTGTTAGAATAACAGATATGAATAACAGTAATATGAATGGTGATTTTACAGTGTTATCTTTAGGTTTAGAAAATGGTGATAGTAAAGAAAATTTCTTTGTTATAAATGTTGATGCAAATATAGCAACAACTGGCCCATTTTTTACAACTGGTAGAATGAAAAGGTTGTATTATGGTAATGAAGTTAGATATTACTTTAGAAAATTTAAAAAAATTAAAGGGTATGACACTCAATTAGAATTAACTCAAGATGATTATGAATCTTACCCATTATCATTTAGTAAAAATATTTATAGTGACCAAAATTATCAAGTAGTGTTTAATGATGATATTGATGTTAGTAATTTAGTTGATAATTTAGGTAGACCATTGAGTGAGCTTTATTTAACAATTGTAAAAACAAAGTCAAAAAATTTATTCACTAAAGTTATATCTGGTGTTGATTTAGAAAATTATTTAGGTAACGTAAGAACATTAACTAATGATGATTTAAATGTTAGTAACATAAGAAAAATGCATACGTCATCATTACCTTTAGCACCATTTCAAAGTCACACACCAATAGAAAGTAATGTATTAATATCTAACAATGATTACTATGGTGATATATGTGAATACAGTAAATATGAAGCTAAAGAAACTATTTTATTACCAGTAATGCACAGATTCAATACTATTGATAGAGAAACAACAATAGTTAAACCATTAAGTGATACAATTATAAATGGACCCAGATTTGAGGGTTATATGTATCAACCACATTACCAAATTAAAATAAGGCAATTTTCAAATTATGTTGAGCAAGGTGATTCAACAGTTGTTGGTATACCAGAATATGCTGAAGATATGGGTGATGATAGATATTTATGGCGAGATTTATTAGATATTGGTTATAATGACGGACAAGAAGAAACATTAGATTACCCATTTTTAAATAATGCACATTATTTATATAAGAATATATGTTTTGTTAATAAAAGACAAGACCCATTTGGAAACTATGGGTTATTATACACTAAAACGTACCCTATGGATATTTATGGAGACGGTACTAGTGATAAATTTACTATTAAAAATTCTGGAGATGTCTGTTAACAGTTATAAAATAAATTTTAATAAATTCGGTAATTTAACTGGTTCAACAATTAATATCCCATTAAATATGGAATTCCAATTGGTTGACCAAGATGAAATTGTTAGAAGAAAATTTGTTGAAAATGAAATAAAAAATAATATAAATCCAATATTGGATTATGAAAAATGTAAATTTATACCAATAATACCATTTGATGGTAATATCGGTATAGTTAACACAATTAGTTATAATTTACATTTTTTGAATTCATTAAATCAGTATAACCAAAATAGTTTTTATGGTGATATTGGTTTTAATAGTTCAGATATAAAATTTAGAAAAAAATCATATACCAAGAGTTTTTTAAGATTAAACTTTTATGATACTGATATAACAACAACACAAAGGTTATTATTTTTTGTAACTCTATTCCCAAGATTAAGCCTGACTGATTTTTCAGTGGGTCCATTACCACCTTGGGGTACAATAACAAGTGTTAATGCATTAAAAACTAACTTTATTTTAGGTGATGTATTGGTTAACAAAGATTTTAATAGTGAGGGTTATGTTTTATATTATTTTAGAGATGAATTGGTTAATGCTCCTAAGGAATTATATATGTCAGCTGAATTTAATAATGCAAAAAATGGTTCAACAACTAGATTTATGTCAACTAGTAATACAAATATACCAATTGATGAATTACTTAATCAATCAAACAACATAAATAACTTATTTACAAAATATATATTAAATAAAGTTAACAATAGATATACTTATGAATTAGACATTACGTATTCTAATAATGTTCAATTAAATAATAACAATTATATTATTGATTTATATCAAATACATGCAATTTAATGGAATTACAAAAGGTAAAAATATTATTAGAGGATTATATAAGTAGAGAACCAAATAGTTCATACGGTAGCTTAACTGCAACATCGTTTAGTCTGAATGTTTTTTTAACTCAAGAACTTAAAGATGTTGGTATGTTTTTAGATTCACCTACAATTCCTTATGATGTTAATTACCCACCATTATCTTACATACCAATACCACAGAAAATACTAGACTTTGGTGGTGGTAATTTTAATTTTATAACTCAACCAGGTTCTAATTTTTATCCAACTGGTAGTAATTATGATGATATTAGGTATAAATATAAATCACAGTTTGATTATTTTACAAATAATATAATCGTAAGTGGTTTAACTGAAGATAGATTAGAAAATGTTGGTAGTTATGGTTATACTGGAAACACTAAATATATCCCAGGATTTGACATATCTAGTGGGTTATATTACAATTATGTGAATAATTTAATTAATGGTATAACTAGGGTTATAAGTATAAATGACTATAACCCAATTATATATACTGAAGATGGTGATATAAATGACCCAAATTTAGGAACACAATTACAAGGTGAAGGTATATTATTTAAAACATATACTGGTCAGACTAGAGATGTTTATAATCCAATAACAACTATAGAAACGATACCATTAACTAAGATGTATTATCATGGTCAAGGTGTCAACCAAACAAATTCAACGCTATCAGCATTGACTATTGAGGAATATTTATTACATATAACTCAGAAACCAAAAGTGGATAGCGACCTATTTATAGATAGGGGTGAAACTAGTGTATTACAAAGTCATCTACAAATGTCTGAAATAACGACATTAGAACAACTAGTTAATTACAATAACGGATATTATAATATGATTTAAATTAAAATAAAATGGCTACAGGAACATACGGAATAGTAAGACCAGCGGACGTAAACCCAACTGATGTTGAAATTACAGTTTTTTACTCACCAAATAGGAATTCAACTAACACTAAGAGCTTTAAATTAGCTTCTAGTAATTTAATAGAAATTGATAACCCAAACAAGACGGGAATTGGTTTTGAAATATTTGGTGGTCTTTATACATTAAAATTACCATTAGGTGATTTTAGCTCTAAAGGTATTTATACAATTGCAATAAAACCAGTTGAAATCAGAACTAAAATTGTTGACTGTGGTATATTGTCATCATCACCAGATATAAAAGGTATTATATTAGATGGTTCTGACCCAAATGTTTCAGCATTTATTGATAAATTTGAAAATAATAATTTGGTTGGTTATAGAATTGAATACATAACACCAAATACTAGTGCAACCGACCTTAAATTAAGAAACTTTTTTAGAGTTGTAACATCAAATAATAGAGCTGAACCAGTTAACCAAAATTTAACAAATACAAATCAAAAATCAATTAGATATCGTTTTAATGATAATTCCACATTGATTTTTTGTACTGTATCACCAAGTTCTGAATCAAATGTAACACCTAATATATTTCCATTTATAGGTCAACCAAATCAAGAAATAATCATAACCAATACGTATTTTAATCCAATCGTATTAGAGGTTGAAGTTGTTGAACATGATATTGAAACATTAGCAATTGGATTATTTGGTAATCAAAGTAAAGCACTTGAAGATGGAGTTTATACGTTATATAATTTTTCAAATGATATTTATAAACAATATAACTTATATGAAGTTAAAGATAGGTTCACTGGTAAACCATTATACGAGGTTAAACAAGAAAGACCATCTATTGATTTCAGTAAAGGATATGATAATATAAGTAATTTGTAATTAGATAATGGCAGAAAATGATAATTTAATAAATGTACCTGGGTATGCTCAAAGGGTTTTTTATAATGATGGTATTCAGTATAGGAATTTTTCACCTGATTTAGTAGGTAATCAATATCTTGATAATACAAATACACCATTATTTACCTATGGTAATTTTGCTGTTTTAAAAAATACACAAGGTAGAATAGTAACTAATTACCCAAGTAAACCATATAGTAATTTTTTTACATTAAATAATATTAGTGCATCTCAACAAGTAATTAATTTAATATTTAATTCAGATATTAAAATTAATTTAAATATTGATGCTACTAAAATAGATAATTTTGCTTACTTTGGTTCTTCAACTGAATTTATAAGAGTAACATTAGAATCGATAATAACTAAATGGCCAGCTTCAATATTTATTAAACCATTAGACAATGAAACGTATGGTGGTGTTTATACTGTTGAAAATTATACTTATGATTCATACTATAATACATCTAAATTTAAAGTAAAAAACAATTCATTTGTAAATAATTATGATATAATATACAATATAGGTGGTGCAAATTTAGTAAACTATGATAACACAATTAGAAATTTAATTGTAAATTATCAAACTTATGGTATTTTATATAATAATTCAGAATACCCAGTTATTGAATTTACTGGTTCAACATACTTGTATGATGATTATATTTATTTAAGAGTTAATGGTAATCCATTTCCAGAGGCATTAGTTGGACCACAATATTTAACTTATCACATTAAACCAAATAACCTTGAGGTTGAAAAATTCTTTTCATCATTAACAAAATTTGAAAATAACTTATTAAATCGATTAACACTACCAAAATATAAATCAACATTTGATTACACATACATAACTGATGACGGAACAATATATGATACTAGTAAAGACTTAATTTGGCCAACTAGTGATGATTATAATTTAGATTTTAGTACAAATGAGTATATAAATTACGTAACTCAGTTATTAGAAATTACAAACTCATTAGATGAAACTAAAAGTGACTTAATGGTTAGATTTTTAGTTGCTGAATCAATATCTAATTTTGATACTGTACCTAGGTGTGATGGTACTGAAGAAGAAACTGCTGGTCAAAAAATGACCAAAACACTTAGAATATATGGTAGAGAGTTTGATGAGATAAAACAATATATAGATGGTATAGCATATGCGAATAACATCACTTACGATAGAAAAGATAATGCTCCAGACCAAATGGTTAAATACATAGCCAGAATTTTAGGTTGGGAATTAACTAGTTCGGTTATTGAAAATGATTTATTAAAAGCATATTTAGATGTCCCAGAATCAACATATTCTGGACAAAGTAGAGGGTTAACAGCTGTTGAAGCTGAAATTGAATTATGGAGAAGATTAATATTGAATTCAGCCTGGTTATTTAAATCTAAAGGAACTAGAAAGGCTATCGAATTTTTATTTAAATTTATTGGTGCACCAGAAGGTCTTATAAATTTAAATGAGCACATATATGCAGCTAAAGCTAAAATTGATATGGATTTATTTTATGCAGCATTAGAAGCTAATAATTTGAGTACTGAGTTAGCTGATGCATATAACATAACCGAATTTGGATTTCCGAGAGCATTACCAAATACAACTGGTATGTATTTCCAAAAAGGTGGTTTATGGTATCGAGAAACCGCTGGTCAAAATGCAACTAATTATATTTTACAAGGTAATAACCCACATATTGGTCCTTACGATGGTGGTTATCAATACATAAACCAATTTAGAAATTTAATACCAGATTTCCAACCATTAGTATTAACATCGTCAACATATACAACAACTACAGCGGAATTATTTACCAATTATAATAATGGTTTGGTAAATAATTATACTGGTGATACTTACGTTGATGTTGAAACCTGGTCTGGAGTCACATTAGAAGATTGTTTTCTATATGTTGCTGATATAATTAAAGACCCACACCCAACATACGAACAAACTGAATGTGGTTGTGATTTACCAACAGATGATTTATCATTATATATTGATATTGTAAGAAATGAATACACTGAAACTGAACAATTTGGTAACTGTAGTATTAGAATAACTGGTTATACATATGTTGATAATATAAACCCAAATTTTTATAACGAACCATTTGTGTATAATTGGAATTATATAACATATAATCCTAATGGAACAGTAAACCCACAGTATTATGTATCACCATTTATATCACCAACTTGTTGTAAAGTTATAGTTGGTGGTTTATCTTATTTACATAATGAATATATAATTAATGCTGAAACTGGTAGACCAACATTAACAAATAGTGGTTATGTTTGCTGTAAAGTACCACCAACAAAACCAACGGATACGAGCACACCATTTACTGATTTTGGTTTTACAGGTATTGTACTTGACAACCCCAAAACAAATGGTGCTACCACTACAAATTTAAATTCAAAACCTTTAATTTCAAATGGTAATGCATGTGGTTGTTATTTAGGTTGTCAATGGAGATTAGCTGGACCTTTATTAGGTAATATGTATTCATATAATAATAACATATACTTAAAATTTGTTACACCATTGAATTATTGGGGTACAACTGGCTCGGCAGAATATAGGGTATCAGTTGAATCTGATTCATGTATATGTCCACCTATATTAACAATACCTGAAATTATTACTGACCCATATACTAACAAAGTTGGTTATGGTTGTAAATTAACTGACGATGGTAAAAAATTATTAACATTGTCACAAAATGACCAAACATATGGTACAACAAATAGTTCACTATACCAATTGTTCTATCAAAAATCAGTAGGTATAGTTGGGTGTACATCATATGCTGTTAAAAAACCTTGTGAAATGAGTCTTGCAGTATTACCACAAATAAAATATAAAGATAGTGCTATAACAGTAACATTACCACAAATATTAAATGGTACAGCACCATATACTTATTTATGGGAAATAACAACACAAACTGGCCCATTTTCTACTTATACGTTTTTAAGTAGCAACACATTAGCATCACCACAAATTGGTCCTTTAAATGGTATAAATGGTAATGGTGATGGTATGATTGAAATTAAATTAACAGTAACCGATTCAAATGGATGTAAAGCATCAACAAATGGGTCAATAGCAATTACTTCATAAAATATTAAGAAAATAAAATTATATTGAATAATTATAGTAAAGAGATAGAATAGATGCAAATAAAATGTCAACCATCACTAGATAACCCATGTTTAACTACCAGTCAAATAATTGATGGTGGTGGTGAAATTGTTCAACAAATTGATGGTTCTGTTTCAGTTTGGATAAATACTCAAGATGGTATTGTACCATATAATAATATTAACACAAAACCATGTTGTGAGTATTTAGGTTATATTTTTGATGTTGAAAATCAAAAATGTTTATGGGATGATTCAATATCATGTGATACTTGTGAAATGAAAATTGTTATAAACCCAAATGGTAATGATGGTGATTATTTCTTTGTTAATGATAATTCAGAATGTAGTTTAGATATTGCGTTGGATTATATTTTCAAATTTGATTGTTCAGCATTGGCAAGCGGTGAAACAGTAAACGAAAGTGCAATAGCAATACAAACACAAATTGATGAATTAACTACTTTACTTAATGATAAAGAAGATGATTGTGTTTTATTAAGTGGAGCATGTGCACAATACACAAGTGTTTATACTGGTATGTGTTATACTATAGCAATTGGTAAACATATATCCGATTATGATTCAAGTACATCAGATGCATTAGTTGGAATGCCACAGATACCAACTCATTCAACTATATGTTGTTTAACTGAAGAAGGTTTAATTAGGTGGCAATCAATTTTAGGTGATATTAAATATGAAGCTTGGTTAGCTTCAAACGGTTGTGATACTACAATATATACGAATATACAATCGTATCAATTATATACAGAAGGTAATGATTTTGCAATTGAAAATAACTTACCAAATCCATATTTTAACGAAACCGACTCAGCATTATGTGATAAACAAAATGCATATTTGCAAATGCAAGAAGTGTGTGGTGAATACCAATCTTGTTTAGATGAAATTACTGATTTAGAAACTCAAATAACTGATTTAGAAACTCAATTAGCCGCTTTAGGTGCTGAAGGTGTTTTATGTAATGACCCGATACAAAACTTAGAAGATTTTACAGCTTGGTTTTCATTGGATGCTGAAACAGATACACCAATGTTATATGAAACTGTATATGAAGAACAAATATTTGGAATTGGTGAAGGTAACTTAATGCAATATATAATTGATAGTAATACATTAAGTGGTATTATTATTAGTGGTGAAACTGGTGTATTACCACCATTTAATACAGTTCAAGAAACATGTGATTATGATGAGATATGTAAAACTAAAAGAGATGCATTTATTAGACAACTTTATCTTAATCAATATTTACCAGTTTTTGGTGAACCAGTAAATAGTTTAGAAAATAAAGAACTTTTAGATTTAATGGGTGGTTGGTATAACTCATCTTGGTTAAGTTATAATACAACATTAAATGACCCAGATTTAATTGAAAAAATTAAAAATAGAAAAATAAGAATAAGTATTAAAGTTAATACTTGTTGTTTAGATTTTGGTATTTTATTAGATAAATTAAAAGTAACTCAAAATTGTTTAAATATTGAAAATACTTTTATCAAAATAACTGACCCAATTGGTTTTGAACTTGATAAAATAGTTGATAATAAAAAATCTTGGGTTTCAAATGAATTTCCAGAAAAAAGATATTACGAATTAGACTGGAGAAATACCGAATATAATATTAACGATTATAGGTTATCAATTAATACTAAAGAAATTGATTTAAACATTGACCCAGCAAAAGCAATTGAAGGTGTCCAT